GACGTTCGTGATTTCTCCGAGGGTACTTGGCCCGGTAGTTCTGCTACCGGGCCTCTTTTTCCGTCCGTCAACTTTTATTCAACATCCACCATGCAAGTCATCGAGAACAAAGCACTGCTGTTCAACACACGCAAAGCATCGCAAGTCACAGCGCTCATACCCAAGAGCAAGGTCATCCAGTCCAACGGCGACGTGGATCAGGTGCTGGTCAACTGGGGTTACGATGAGGTGCAACTGCTGCGCAACCTCGGCATCAAGGAAGTCCCAAGCCCCATACGCGGCAAGTACTCGTGGCCCGGCATGTTCTCGCCGTTCGACCACCAACGCACTACGGCAGATTTCCTCACCCTCAACTCCAGATGCTTCGTGTTCAACGAGGCGGGCACTGGCAAGACCTCTGCCGCTGCGTGGGCGGCCGACTACCTGATGAACCAAGGCAAGGTCAAGCGCGTGCTGATCGTGTGCCCTGTGTCCATCATGGAGACCGCGTGGAGGTCGGACCTTTTCAAGACGGTGATGCACCGCACAGTGGCCATCGCTCAAGGCAGCAAGGCCCAACGCAAGGCAGTCATTGCAGGCAACTACGAGTTCGTCATCATCAACTTCGACGGCGTGAAAGTTGTAACCGAGGAGTTGGTGAACGGCGGGTTCGACCTCGTGATCGTGGATGAGGCCAACGCCATCAAGAGCGTGCAGACTGAGCGATGGAAATGTCTGTCGGAACTTATCAAGCCCGGCGTGCGTTTGTGGATGATGACGGGCACCCCCGCCTCGCAGTCCCCGCTCGATGCGTACGGCTTGGCCAAGCTGGTGAACCCTGATGCAGTGCCGCGATTCTTCGGCGCGTTCCGCGACCGCGTGATGATTAAGATGTCCCAGTATCGGTGGATACCGCGCCAAGACGCGCAGTCGATCGTGCATCAAGTTCTGCAGCCAGCGATACGCTTTACCAAGGCTGAGTGTCTGGACCTGCCGGACATGCTGTACTCCACACGCGAGGTGCCTCTGACGCCGCAGCAGGCTAAGTACTATGACGCAATCAAAAAACAAATGGCCGTCATCGCAGCCGGGTCCGAAGTCACGGCGGTCAATGCAGCGTCTATGCTCAACAAGTTGCTGCAGATTTCGCAGGGGGCGGTCTACACGGATGATAGGGACGTGGTCGAGTTTGATGTGGACAACCGCGTGAATGAGCTGCTGGATGTGATCGCCAATACCAACGAGAAAGTGCTGGTGTTTGTGCCGTACCGCCACACGCTGGAGATGCTGGAGGAGCGCGTTCTCAAGGCAGGCTACACAACGGCAACCATCCACGGCGGTGTGATCGCTACCAAGCGGGCGGAAATCATCAAGCAGTTCCAGACTGAGGACGACCCGCGCATTCTCATCATGGTGCCGCAAGCCACAGCCCACGGGATTACCCTTACCCGGGCCAACCAAGTCGTGTGGTGGGGGCCAGTGGCATCCACGGAAATCTACATCCAAGCCAACGCCCGCGCCCACCGCGCGGGGCAGAAGAACTGCGTGACTGTCACCCACTTGCAGGGCAGCCCCGTAGAGCGCCGCATGTACTCCATGCTGCAAAACAAAATTGACCTGCACCAAACGCTGGTCGATTTGTACAAACAGGAGCTTGACGACAAACTTTGACAATGTATAATCTCAACACGTTCGACGCAAATCAAAAGGAAATCACATGCCAGCAGATGCCAACAAATTGGTGCAGGTCTACATCAAGATCAGAGACGCCAAAGAACTGAAGAAGAAAGAGATGGAAGAAGAGATTGGTGCGCTTGACGCCCAGCTCGACGCCGTAGAGCAGGAACTGCTCGAACTCTGCAAGACCACCGGTCAAGACGGTGGCAAGACACAATACGGGTCGTTCACACGGTCCGTCAAAACACGATACTGGACCAGCGACTGGGTCAGTATGTACAAGTTCATCCGTGAGCACGATGTGCCGGAGATTCTTGAGCGCCGCATCCACCAAGGCAACTTTGTGGACTTGCTCAAGGAAAACCCTAACATCATGCCCGCAGGTGTAAATGTCGAGTCAAAATACTCGATTACGGTCCGCCGTTCCAAGTAACTCCAATCAAGGAAATCAAATGAGCAACATGACACTTTTCAAATCCGGTTCAGTTATCCCCGACTATCTGCGTGAGGCATCTGACGCAACCACCAAAGACATTGCTGGCTCGTCTGGCGGCAAGCAAATCTCCATCAAGGGCGGCGTATGGCGCATGGTGGTGGGCGGTGAGGAAGTTGCCAAAAACGAAGAGCGTTCCATGAACATCGTGGTGATCTCTGCCGGTAAGGGTGTGTCCCGCACGTTCTACGCGGACAAGTACGAAGAAGGCAAAGACATCAAACCCGCCTGCTGGTCTGCTGAAGGCGTGGTGCCCAACGAAGAGGTGCCAGAGCCTCAAGCCAAGTCGTGCGCTACCTGCCCTCAGAACATCGAAGGCTCCGGTGAAGGCAAGTCCCGCGCATGCCGTTACAGCAAGCGTTTGGCCGTGGCTTTGGAAAACGATGTGGGTGGCAACATCTACCGCCTGTCGGTTCCTGCCAAGTCTTACTTCGGCAAGGCTGATGGCGACAAGATGCCTCTGCAAGCCTACGGCAAGTTCTTGGCTGGCCACGGTATCCCAATTACCGGCGTCGTGACCGAGGCCCGTTTCGACACAAGCGAAGCAGTGCCAGTGCTGAAGTTCCGCGCTGTGCGTCCGCTGGCTCGTGAAGAGTGGGAGTTGGCCAAAGCACAGAGCTTGACCGAAGACGCAATGCAAGCCGTCGAGTTCAAGATGGTGCCCAGCAAGGCCGACAACAAGCAAGCCGCGCTGCCCGCAGCGTTCAAAGAGGCGCCTATCCCTGCAAAGGAAGAAGCCACTGAGAATGTGCAAGCGGAGAAAGTGGCTGAGCCAGTCAAGCGTACCCCTGCCAAAGCCAAAGCTGAGACCGCACCGGCACCATCCCAGAATGTGGCTGACATTCTGAGCGACTGGGCGACTGACGAAGATGCCTAAGAAACTCCGGGGGTACGACTCCCTCTTTATCCGCAAGGTGGAAGAAGCCGACCAGAAGCCCGCAGTGCTGCTGTTGGCTGATGTGTGCATCGAGAAAAGCATCCCCGTCACGGAAGTGGCGGAGCTGTGCGGTGTGACACGTGCGACCATCTACAACTGGATGACGGGGAAGACGACACCAAGCCCTCGGTATCTGGCTCTGATCGAGAAGATCACAACGCGCCTGTCCAAGCGTAAGTGATCGAGCCCAGCGGGGCGGTGGGTCTTCCTGCCGCCCCCTTTTTTATTCCAGCTACCCGCGAGGTTATGTGACTGATTTTCTCAATTCCGTTCTGCCCACACAGGGCACGTACTGCACGGTAGGGATACGGTCCGGTGTTGTGAAGCAATCGTTCCATGCGACGATTGAGGATGTTGATGCTGTGAGCACTGCGCTCGTCGGCAAAGGGGTTGATGCGTATTTTGCACTGGCCACCTTCAATGACGATTCGAGCCGCAAGGTGGAGAATGCCGCGTTCTTGCGGGCGTTCTTTTTGGACTTGGACTGCGGGACGGGCAAGCCCTACGCGGACCAACCTGCTGCTGCTCAGGCGCTCTCCGTATTCATTACAAACACCGGGCTACCAAGCCCCACAGTGGTCAATTCAGGCGGTGGTCTGCATGTGTACTGGCCGTTGACCGAAGATGTCCCCGCAGCCGATTGGCTGCCCCATGCCAAATCTCTCAAGCGGTTGTGCGCTCAGCACAATCTACACGCCGACCCAGCGGTGACTGCGGACGCAGTTCGCATCCTGCGCGTTCCCGGCACACAGAACTACAAGACCGCGCCCGCGCGTCCCGTTCAGATCGTTGCACAAGGTCAGCCGACTGATCTTAGTGTGTTCATCCAGTGCCTGCCCGCAGCGCCGGTTGATTTGTCTGCAGCCAAACAGTTCGGCATGGACGCCTCCACGCGCGACATTGCAGGCGGGGACTTCCCCAAGTGCGTGTTCTCCCGGGTGGCGGCTCGCAGCCTGAACGACTCTGGCTGTGCGCAGATCAAGAACGCGTTGGTCAACGCCGCGACGCTGGAAGAACCCCTGTGGCGTGCCGCCCTGTCCATTGCAATCCGATGCGAAGACGGCGCCGAAGCCATCCACAAGCTGTCCAAGGCTCACCCCGGCTACACCGCGTCGAACACCGAGGCGAAAGCCGCCGAGACCAAGGGCCCCTACACCTGCCAGTGGTACAAGGACAACTACGCCGAAGGCTGCAAGGGCTGCAAGCAGGCGATCAGCAGCCCCATTTTGGTGGGCCGCATTGTGGAGGAAGCGCCTGTCACCGATGACCACTACGTGATCGAGCAGGAAGACGAAGACGCCCCAGTGCCGACTGTGGCCATCCCAGCCTACCCCTTCCCGTATTTCCGGGGCGCCAATGGCGGCGTGTTCCGCAGGGATCGGAATAAGGACGGCGACGATGTGGAGATTGAAATTTACCCGGACGACCTATACCTGACGGAACGGTTCTTCGATTCGGATGAGCACGACAGCGGTGACGGCGAGATGGTGGGCATCAACCTGCACATGCGCAAGGACGGCGTGCGGAGATTTTTCGCACCTGTCACGACTTTGTTTGCCACTGACAAACTGCGCGACCTGCTGGTCCGTAACGGTGTCGTGGCCTACGGCAAAAAATTGGAACTACTCATGGCTTACTTTGCTTCAGCAATCCGCAAACTGCAATCGCAATACTCGGCCAACCGTACACGCAACCAGATGGGCTGGACTCCTGACCTGCTGGGCTTCGTCGTTGGTGAGTTGGAATACACCGCAACTGGAGTCAAGCTGGCACCCCCTGCCAGCGGCACTCGGCAACTGGCGGCCGCGTTCAAGCCTACGGGCTCACTGGAGGAGTGGAAGAAGATCGCCAACTTCTACAACCGCCCCGGCCTCGAACCGCATGCGCTGGCCCTGTTCTTCGGGTTCGGCTCCCCACTGCTGCGCCTGATCGAAGGCAACGTGGTCAAGGGTGCGATGGTGCACCTCAAGCACAACGGCTCCGGCTCAGGCAAGTCAACGGCTCAAATGGTGGCCAACTCAATCTTCGGGCACCCTGACGACCTGCTCATGAAGAAGGAAGACACCTACGCCTCCAAAATGCACATGCTTGGCATGGTCAACAGTCTGATCTTCACGGTGGATGAAATCACCAACGAGAAGGCTGAGGTGCTGTCCGACATGGCCTACGGCTTCACCTCCGGGCGGGGCAAGCATCGTATGGAGTCCCAGTCCAACAGGATGCGGGCCAACCACACGACTTGGTGCAATATCACCCTGACCTCGGGCAACGCATCTGCAACGGACGTTCTGCAGCAGTACAAGAGCACGGCAGACGGCGAACTGCGCCGCGTGCTGGAGCTGTCGGTGCCCAAGTACACAGGCGCCACAAAGCAAGAGATTGATGCAGTGTTCAGCAAGCTCAACACCAACGTCGGTGTGGCAGGGCCGATCTACATCGAGTACATCATGGCCAACATCGACGGCGTGCGTAAGCTGCTGTCCAGCATGCAGACCAAGATCGACGCTGAGCTGGGTCTGGACCAATCCGACCGGTTCTACTCCGCGATCCTGACCTGCGCGTTTGTGGGCGCCATGCTCAGCCGCCGCCTGAACCTGCACGAAATCGAAATCTCGCACGTCTACCAGTACGCGCTTGGGGCTGTGACGTCTGCCCGCAACGCAACCAAGGCCGATGTGGGCGACCCGACAACCGTGGCGCAAGAGACTTTGGCAGCGTTCATCAACGAGAACGTGAACAACGCGTTGGTGGCACCGTTCACACCGCCCGGAGGTCTGCCCGAGCGCCCAGCCATCACTCCGAAGGGCCCACTGCGTATGCGGTACGACCCGACGACCCGTGAGCTGGCTATCTCTGTACCCGAGCTGCGCAGGTTCTTTGCGGCCCGCCAAGTGGACGTGAAGGACAGCATTGCCCGCCTGAACACATCAGGCTACATGAAGCACGACGGCAAGTCGCACCCCACCCGTTTGGGTGCTGGCGCAGTGGGCGGGTTAAGCGGCATCCCCATTCGATGCTATGTGTTCGACGGCGACGCTATTGGCATAGATGAGACGGCGTTCAGCACTCCAGACACCGTTTGAGGATGTGCGGTTGTTCACCCTTCACGGGGTGGACTACTTCATCCTGTGGGACCAAGTGTCCATCGGGGCATCGTTCTTCCTGCCGACCACGGCAACGAAAGCGCAAGCGTTCAAAGCTCTGCAGCCCTACGCTCGGTATTTGAGAATAGGACTGCAGGTGCGCAACCGCTGCGAGTACGGACGCTACGGCGTCCGCGTTTGGCGGGTCTACTGACGCATGGCGGTGCGGGCCTCCCGCAGCCAGCCAGTAAGCGAGACCTCCATCTGCTTGACTTCCTTGATGGTCGCCTCACGCTCGTCCTTGGTCATGCCTTCTGCGGCCGCTGCGCTGTTGAGGTACTTGCGGTACGCCCGGGTGCGCTCCAGCTGCTCCAGCGTCGAGTTGACTGCAGACTCCAGCATCAGCTCATCGGCATGCGCTTCGGCGTACGCGGCGGCTTTGTCCAAGTCAGTCTTCATCAGCTCGGCCAGTGTGGTGTTGGCGCGGCCGACTTTCTCCCGCTCCTCGTAGAACTCAGTCATACGGCGAGTGCCGACCGGGTCGTACATGTAGTTGGACACCAGTGCCCACTTGTGCAGTGGGCGATCCACTCGCGTTGGGTTCAGCAGGGAGTCAGTCGCAGCCACCAGCAAACCCGCAGTCGAGCCGAAGTAGCCGTTCAGGGCGTTGTCGATCATGATGGGCGACACCTTGTCCACCCCGATCACATCCCGGCTGAACTCGGAGATGGCGATGGCCAGCTCAGAAGTGTTTGATGCGCGGCGCAGGCTGGGGTCCTGCTGCTTTTGGTAGATACCTTCCAGCTCGCGTCCAGTGAAGAACGAGTAGTTGGTCCATGCCTCCAGCAGAGGTTTGACGCCTTGCGGCACAGGCACCGTACGGCCGACGTATTGCTCCATGATGTACGCCAGCGCAGTGCGAGTTGCTTCCCATGCGGTCTGCTCCTCGGGTGTGCCTTGGCGGCGCATGTACTCCACCACGCGCTCGGGGATCACCTTGAACAGCGCACCCAGTTCGGTTGGCACAGGAATCTTCAGGCCGCCCGGCAAAATCCAGTTGCTGTCCCGAGTCCGCAGGTCCATTTCTTGGTAGTCCTCGTCGTCACCCGCACCCATCGCATACAGCGAACTCAGCGCCATAACGATGGCAGCCCTGCTCCAGAACATACGGCGGGCTTGGGCCCGGCCCACTGAGGAGCTGGAGTCCTTGCCAGAAGCGGCGCGGTACAGCACGTCCATACCTTGGATGTAGGCGTTGAAGAACGGGATGGTCGTGACCATGGCACCGACGAAGTCCGACGCGCCGCGACGGCGGAAGTTGATGAACTCACGGGCCCGGGTCTGTGCCAGCAGCTCGTCGTTTGACTCTTTCAGGGTCTGGTCGTAGATGGCCTTGCGGACGGCCAAGTCAGACGCGCGGGTGATGCCGTCGAGCCGGTGCAGCAGGGTCTCAAACTTGCCGCGTGGGCGGTAGCCTAAATCCTTGAGGACGGACGTGGCGGGTTTGCCTTGTTGGAAATCGTATTCGCCTGTCAGGCCCAACGCACCAAACTGCCGAACGGACGGATGCTGGATTCCGCGCAGTTCAGCCAGTGCCAGCCCACCGAAGTTGGTCAGCGTCATGCGCAGCAGAGCGCCGGGGTTCTTCACGCCAGAGGTCATGATGGCACGTTGCACGTCGTCTGTCACCTGCTTGAGCGCGAAGGGAGGCAGCGCTGTCACGGCCTTGCGCAGCACGTTGGACGCTTGGCCCAGCACCTGCAGCCACTTGGCCTTGGGCGGGTTCAGGTCCTTGAACGCCAGAACGTCGTATTTCGATGGCACTTCCCAGTACATCATCTCGCCCTTGACGTACATGCCCACGACGTTGTCTTTGCCCTGTGGGCTGCGGCCGATGAACTTGGCATGCCCGGCATCTTCCAGACTGCGCAGGGTCTGCACCGTGCCGTCTGTCTTGAGCGTCTGGCCCACCATCCACCCGAGGGTGTTGAGGTAGTTGTCAAACACGTTGCCAACGGGGCGGTTGATCGAGCCGACGAGTTCTGGCAGCTTACCCACTTGGGCCAAGCCCTTGTTGCTTACCTTCTTGATCTTGGTGAAGCTGGTGGCGAAATCTTCGATGCGGTCGAACGGCACATAGCCGGCGACGTCCTTCCACGCTTTGCCCTGCTCCGCAGACAAGCGACCGACTGCAACCATGTTGTCCACCATGGCCAAACGCGCCTCGTCCATGGCCTTGCTCATAGCCTGCAGTTCGGGGTCTGCCTTGTATTCGCTCACCAACTGGTCGATCTCGGCATCCTTGAGGTGCAGCAGGAAGCCTGCGCCATCGTTCTTGTTAGCCGTACGCATGGCGTCCAGACGGACACCCTCCAGAATGCGGCTCGCAATCTGCGTTCCGCGCTCGCGGGAATACCCGTTCTTGGCGGCCCACGCGTCGATCATTGCATAGACCTCGACGGGAGGGCGCACCTTGGCGTCGGCTTTGACTTTCCACAAGCCTGTTGCGGGTTCCTTGGCCATCGCGCCCACTTGCAGGTACTCCAGCAGCATCTTGGAGTAATCCTGCGCCTGACGGTACAGGCCCATGGGGTTGAGCTTGCCCAGCTTGTCCTTCACGGCGCCATCAAACTGCTCACGCAGCCGGTGCTCGATCGTGGCAGCGGAGTCTGCGACCTGCGTACGGAACTTGACCGCGTAGCCCAGCTCCGACTGATCCTTGTAGCCGTCGATCAACTTGCGCAGCCCAGACTTTTCCTGCGCTTCCATCGGACCCATGGAGTCGATCAGAGACTCAGTGGAGAATGAAACTGCGTTTGCAATCGGCTGCACCGCCTGCCCTGCGGCGTGGGTCTTTGCCAGCCATGCGTCTGCACTGCCGGGGCCCATAGCGTCAAGGAATTCGGCTACCAGTTTTTGTGGTGGGTACTTTCGGCCGGTTACGACCGCGACCAAATCCCGCATCATTTGACCAACCTTGGAGAAAAACTTCTCTGTAATCGTCAGCGGTTTATCCGCGGTGGTAGCCCAACGAGAGACGTTATCTGCAAACCACTCGCCGAAACCCATCCAATAAGTCCGATCCTTTGCGGTCAGCTTACTGATCGGCATCTGCAAAGTGGCCGGCGCGGCTTCTCGTATTACCATTTCGGCCGCAGCGCGATTGCGTAAGCTGCGCAACAAATCCTCCACGGTCTTGCCCTTTAGGCTGTCGAGCCAGTCGTCGTGTGCGTCTCTTATGGCCGCTTGCACATTAGCGGGCGCGGTATCAAACGCGATCTGCTGGATCATGTGCCCAAGCTCATGGGACATAATTTCCAAGGTCTCCGCTTCAGACATCCCGTCTTTGACAAATAACATAAAGTCTTTGCCCTCGGGTCCGATCGACCGAGTACCACCCTTTTGGGTTTCGTCGGCAACGCCTCGCGCCATGATGGGGTAGAAACTGCCGTGAACATGCAGCTTCTCAGCGTTTCCGGCAACATCAGCGGAGTGATACAAAAACACTCGGACGTCACCCAACCCCATAGACTTCATCAAGTCTTTCAGGTAGCTCGTATATCGCGGGTCAACAGACGCCCCAGCCACTACGTTAGATGTAGCGCCGGTGAATGGGCCATCAGGAAATTTGGCTTCCGCCGCGGATTCTTCGGATTTAAATCTCGCAGTCTGCGCGATGAGCGTGGCCATTTCAGCGGGGGAGAACACTTTGTTTTGGCCAACCGCCTGCAACACATCGACCGACTGCACGCCAAACAAGTTCCGGGCAAATGTTCCGTCTGCCCTAATCGGAACATATTGCAATTCGCCAGAGTTCGGATGGGGGCGCTTAATGATTCCCACATTACCGTCAAAAAACATAACGTCTCCGCCCCATGCGTCGGCAGTTCGTGTAATGTCATCTGTAGGCGCTATAGCTGCAGGCTGGGCAGGCGCTGATTTAGCGGGTGCGGCCTTCTTCGCAGGGGATTTACGGGGGGCCCGCAAGTCCAGCTCCGCTTGGCGCTCGTCTTTGGCTGCTGCGGCAGGGGCTTCGTCCTCGGCCCCGGCTTCGGTTTCAGGCTTGGCACGCTCCGCGTATTCAAGCTCCTCACGTTTGCTCATGGGGAACAGCATGGCCTGTGGGCCGCGCAGGATTTCCTTCTGACCTTCTTCCATGCCAAACTCGGACGTGCCAGTCGGCTCGTACATTTTTTCTGGGATGGGTGCTGACGGGGCTTTTGCTGGCGCTGGCGCAGCAGGTTTAATGGCAGCAGGGGCTACGCGCGTGGGCGCTCCAACAGAGCGTAGGCGGGCTTCCAATTCCGCAGCTTCTTGCTTGCGGGCGGCTTCCTGCTCCGGGGTCTCGGCCTCTACTGCAGTGGGCTCAGCTCCTTGAGGCGCAGCTCCCGGCACAGCAGACTGTCCAGCAGGTACCAATCCGAGTCCGTCAGGTGTGACAGGTGCTGCGGCGGTGGGGGGAACTCCGGCTCCGGGTTCAGTGAGTTCGGCAGGGGCAGGCTCACTAGGAACTCCCACGCTTGGCTCACCTGCTCCGGGCTCAGCTCGCTGCTCAACTGCAGGCGTCGCGGTAGGGGTCTGCTCGACACGGGGTGCCTCCTTAAATGGCGCTGGCTGCGGAGCCAGCAGTTCACGCAAAATCTTGGCGCGTTTGCCCTTGCCGTCCAGCAAGGTCGGGTCCTTGTCCACCAGCGCCTGCACCTCAGATGTCGTCTTTCCGACAACGTTCTGCTCAAACCAACCCTTGGTTGTGGACGGTGCAATCCCAGTGTCCTCGATGTCCTTCATGGTGAACGGCACGACCGCCTCACCGCCGCGCAACGGCAGCTTGTATTGGTAGGGGCCCGTGCGCTGGTAGGCAGGTACTGGCGTGGGCGCTATCGGTTTCTCGACAGTCGGCGCCCCCGTTTCGCGCAGCGTAGGCCCAGCGAGGTCTTCGCCGGGGAACATCCCCATCTGCGTGCGGGCTTTCACCTCGTCGGGCAGGGTCAGCAGGTCGGGGGCTGCGGTCAGCGCGGGGAATTTCTTACGGGCTGCGGCGTCCTCCTTTGCAGCAGCCGCTTGGGCTTCCTTCTCCGCACGCAGGCTCTCAATGTCGCTCTGGGTATAGAGCGCCATCTGCTCGGTCAGCTCTTTGACGCGGGCCTTGACCTCGTCGGTCTGCTCGGCCTGTTTAAGCCGCTCGCGCTCCTGCAGCATGTCAGCGTACTCGCGCTGGAAGTCCAGACCCAAATCCTGCTGCCCTGCCGGAATTTCGACACCGTGGGCTGGTGGAGTAGGCTGCGTCTCGGCCGCCACGCGCTTGCCCATCTCCTCCTCGCCGAACAGGGTGCCTTGGGTTCCTGCAGGGGCTTGGGGTGGCAGCTGGGGTGGAGTTTCTGCGGGTGTGGTCTGGGAGCCCCGGGCGCGACGGCCGAGAGCCAAATCCATCAAACCCTGCACGATGGCACCGGTGGCTCCGCCGTAGGCAGCCTGCTCGCCCAGCCCGTCGATCAGCTCCTGATCGGGTTTGTACACACCCTTGGCAATCAGGTTTTGCGCGAATCCTGACGCAGCTTCTTGGGCTGCCTCTTCACCGCCCGCGACCAGTGCCCGCTTGACCAGCTCGACGCCGGCCGAGGTTGACGCAGTTGGGATGCGCGACAGGATACGCAGGGGAGCAAATGCTTCGAGGGCGCCGGGGATCATGCCCAGTGCTGTGGCCGTGCCGCGCTGGTCAGCGGTAGCACCAGCAGCTTCAGCTCGTGTGCGGGCTTCGCCAGCGCCTGCGCCAACACCCAGACCTACGGCCGCAGCACGACCGGCCAAACCAAAGGGACCTGCGAGTAAAAAAGGT